GTCGACGCGCGAGATCCGAGTTTATGAGCCTGACGGCGATGTGGTCATTGATTTTCTGGAATCGCAGAAGCTGGTGCAGATTTTGTGCGGGCCTCTGGGGTCGGCCAAGACGATTGCGCTGCTGCACAAGATTCACATTCTGATGCAGGACGCGCCCTTGTCGCCCGACGGCAAGCGCCGATCGCGCTGGGTGATTGTGCGCAACACCTATTCCGATCTGGTCACGACGACGATGGCGAAGTGGCGGGAATGGTGGCCGGAGGAAGAGTATGGCCGGATCAAGCTGGAGAAGCCGCCGATGCTGCGGTGGCAACACGGGGACATTGATAGCGAAATCTGGTTTCTGGCGCTCGATAGCGTCGACGATGTGAAAAAACTGCGCTCGCTCGAACCGTCGGGCGTGGCGTTCAACGAGTTGCAGTTCATTCCGCGGGATCTGTTTGATGAGGCGACGAGCCGCGTCGGGCGGTATCCGGCCGATGTGCCGAAGGGGTTGAGGCAGAAGTTTGTCCTGGCGGATATGAATGCGCCGGATGAGGGGCATTGGACGGCGGTTGCGCTCGGGATGGTTCCGCCGCCGGAGCATATGAGCGAGGCGGAGCGGAAACTGCTGGTGAAGCCGGAGGGGTGGGGGATTTACATTCAGCCGCCGGCGGTGATTGAGCGGTTCGAGGCTGATGGCAAGACGCACGCGGGGTTCGAGGTCAATGTCGGGCAGGTCGAGGGGATCGAGCCGGCTGAGAATTTGAGGTATCTGGGCGAGGCGTATTATCGCGACATGCTGCCGGGCAAGTCGCTGGAGTGGGTGCGGAACCGGCTGATCGTCAAGGTTGGGACGGTTATGAACGGGTCGGCGGTGTGGCCGATGTTCGAGCCTGGCGCCCATCTGTCGCGCGAGAACCTGACCTATATGCCGAATGAGCCGATCATCGTCGGTATGGACTTTGGCCGTGACCCTGCGGCGGTGTTCATGCAGGCGTATAACGGGCGGATTTACGTGCTGCGCGAGCTGGTGCGGAACGGGATATCGACGGAGATTTATGCGCCGATTTTGAAGGAATTTCTGGCGAAATGGTTTCCTGGGGCGCCGGGATTGGCGCTATGGGGCGATCCGTCGGGCGGCAACAAGGGGCAGGCCAGCGAGGCGACGCCGTTTTCGGTGCTGCGGCCGCATGGATTGATCTGCCGGCCGGCCAATACGCCGGGCCGGAACGTGAATGATCTGGAAATCCGGCTTGATACGGTGGTGAAGGTGCTGAATGAGCGGGTCAATCGCGGCGTCGGGCGCATGGTAGTGGATGGCGAGCGGTGTCCGGTGCTGAAAGGGGCGCTTCAGGGCGGATATCGCTATGTGAAGCTGCGCGGGTCGGAGAATGAGAAGGCTGCGCCGGAGAAAAACCGCTTTTCGCACGTCGCGGACGCGCTTCAGTACGGGCTGATCGGTCTGGGCGAGGGCCGGGGCCTGCTGCGCGGGTCGAGTGAGATGCCGAAACCGATCCAGACGGCGCCGCATCGGCGCGGGAACGTGGTTCCGATGAACGGGGCGCGCAAGTTTGCCCGCGGCTGAGCATACATGGCCGGTTTCGACGGCGCTGGATGAGGGCGCGGAGTGGTTCGTGGCGTTTTTCCCGGTGCGGGTGGCGCATTGGTGGAACTGGCTGGCGGTCGGCAAGTGGAAGCATTGCAACTGTTTCCGTTACAATGTGCCGCTGGGGTGCTGGGAGGTCTATTCGTTCGATGTGACCGGGCTGGAAGTGCTGCATATCGGTGGTGAGCGGCTGTCCTGGCTGGTCGATCGGTGGCATGGCGAGGGTGCGGAGATCCTGTCGGTGCCTCAGGGGCGGGAAATCTCGCCGTTCGGGAACCTGCTGATGAATTGCGTGGGGGTGGTGAAGGCGCTGGTGAGGCAAGGCGGGTGTGCGTTGCGCCCGACGGCGCTCTATTGGCAGTTGCGAAAGAGTGGCGCGGTGCGCGCGTGGGGAACGGTCGATGGTCACGAAGGTCAAGGTTCCGGGACCGGATCCTGAACTGGTGAAGCTCCAGAAAGAGGACGCGATGCGTTCTCAGGCTGCGCGGGTCGACGCGATTCAGACGTCGCTGCGCGGGCAGACAGCGCGGACCAAGCGTCGCTTTGGTATTTTTGCCATGCTCGACCAATTGACGGGTGGCGGTGGCGGTGGCGGTGCTGCTGCGCCCGGCGGTGGTGGTGGCGGTGGTGGCGGCAACGGGTATCCGTCGATTCCTGGTGGCGGCGGCGGTGGTGGGGGCCGGCCGACTTTGCCGGGTGTCTGATGGCGACACTTAGCCCCAAGGACATGCTGAAACTGGCGGAGAAGCGCCTTGCGGCCGCGCGCGCGGAGCGTGCGTTGCAGGAATCGTGGATGCGCTCGGCCTATCGGTATTGCCTGCCGTATCGCACGCGGTTCGATGAGACGACGATCCGGCCGCAGGACCAGGATGACCTGTTCGAGACGACGGGGCAGGAAGTCCATGCCGACTTTGCGGCGGAGGCCACGCATACCTTTACGCCGTCGACAAATCAGTGGATCGACGTTGATCCGATCCCCGGCCTTGACCCTGTGCAGCGCAGCGAAATCTCCAAGCTCGCGACCAAGGTGAAGGACATTGTTTTCGGCATGATGCGCGAAAGCAATTTCTATCAGGCGGGACCTGAGGCGCATCTGGATCTGGGCGTTGGTACGTGCGCCATGATTATCGACGACGTGGCGCTTGACCGTCCGGTGATGTGCCGCTCGATTCCGCTGCCCCAGCTCTATCTGACGCGCGGTCCATGGGGGACGGTCGGGACGGCGATCTATTTCGAGGACATGACGCCTGAGGCGATCAAGGCGACGTGGCCGAAGGCTGACCTGCCGCGCGAAATGACGGTGCCGGCGGCTGAGGACAAGCCGTTCCGGGTGTGGTGCGCCTGGTGGCGTGACTGGTCCGACAATTCGGGCGCGGTCTATTACTATATCGTCTGGTACGGCAAGAACGTGATCGCGAGCGAGCGGCGCGTTGGCCGCGGGTCTTGTTCGATCATCGTCTCGCGTTGGACGACCGATCCGACGTCGCCGTGGGGCATCGGCCCGGCGAACGCTGCGCTGGCAAATATCCGCACGCTGGATGAATTGTGCTTCCTGTCGCTGACGGCGCTGGAGAAGCGGACTGATCCGGTGACGTTCTATGACGATGATACCGAGATCAATATCGACAACGGCGTCACGGCCGGCATGTGGATTGCCAAGCGGGCGGGGACGCAAGCGCCCCAGCCGATGCAGTACGGCGACGATATGCAGGCGGCGATCTTTGAAAAGAACGACCTGAAGCAGTCGATCCGCCGCACGTACTACCAGGATTATCCGGAGCAGGAAGGCAAGACGCCGCCGACGGCTGCGCAGTGGCTGGATGAAGCGTCGCGCAATGCCCGGCGCATGGGTTCGCCGGTCGGCCGCACGGTGGTCGAGTGGCAGTTGCCGATCTTTGACCGGTTCGCCCGGATTGCGGCGGAGCGCGGGCTGATCACGAAAGAGGAATTGGCGGCGCTCTGGGCGAGTGCCAAGCCGACGTCGCCGCTGCTTCGTGCGCAGCAGCAGGAACAGGCCAGCATTTCGGTGCAGTTCATGCAGATGATCGGGCAGCTCTCCGGGCCGGAGTCCTTGCAGACGCTGGTGAAGCTGATCCCGACATATCAGAACCTGAAGGAAAAGATGGGCGTCACGGCGGTCGAGCTTAAGAGTGAGGCTGAGGTCATGGCCGATTTGCAGAAAATGGCTGAATTGCAGGCGATGGCGCAGCAGCAGCAAGGTGCAGGTGCGTTGCCGGGCCAGTGACGCGGCGCTAGGCGGGTGGGATAGGGGAATGCGATGGCTCTGCGAGCTTATACGACTGAGGACGTGAACGATTGCCGCCTGGCAATCTGGACGGGGCTGCTTAATGGCGACAGCGGCGTGCCGCTGATCCTTGGGATATATGGCGACGTCTCGGTTCAGATTTCCGGCACGTTCGGAACGCTCGGTTCTGTAACGCTGGAGGGGTCGAATGACGGAACGAATTACGTTGCGCTGACCGATCCCCAAGGCAACGCGATCACAAAAACTGCGGAGTCGATCGAGCAGTTTTTGGAGCGCACGAGGTATATTCGCCCTAACGTGACAGCCGGCGACGGCACGACGTCGCTAGTCGTGACGGTTTGGGCTGCGCGGATTTATTAAGGGCGGGGCGATGAGCATTTCCGAGGCTGTTGCCGAGATCGGCAAGATGGCGAAGTTCGCCAAGGCTTTTGAGGGCGCCGACGTGGTGCTGAAAGAGCTGGCTGGGTATGAGCAGAACAGGCAGGAATTGCTCGCGTCAATCAGCAAGCTGAAGGCTGAGCAAGCCAAGTTGGCGGCGGCGGCTGACAAGGCCAAGCTGGATGCAGCCGGTGTTCTGGACCGTGCTTCGGATGAGGCGGCCAGCACGGTCGCGTCTGCTAAGGCGGAGGCGGCCAAGATACTGTCCGACGCCAAGGCGCGCGCAAAGTCTGCGGAGGATGCCGCGGCTGAAAGCGTGAAGGCGGCGGGCGATCGGTTAGCCAAGCTGAAGTCGGACGAGAAGGAACGGACACAGGCGGCCGACGCTGCGGCGAAGCGCTTGGCTGATCTGACGGCGGAAGCGGACTCGGTGACGGCACGGCTGCGGAAGTTGGTGGCGTGAGTGGCAATTACGACGCTTGATGGTCTAGTCAACGCGCTTGCGAACGATTGTTCGTGGGTCGTGATCGACAAAGCCAGCATCTCAAACGCGGTCGCGAATACGGTCTATAGCCTTTGGCGTGCGACGGGCCAGCCGGGGCAAGGCGCAATTCCTACGACGGCAGCGATCTGCGACAAGACACTGCTCGGCTCAATGCAGTGGTCGAATCAGACTTCGCCGCGTTCGTCCTATTGGGGCTGGGGCGTTATGCAGAGCGCCAATAGCGCGGTGACTATGGAGGTCCACGACCGCGTAGCGCACAGGGGTGGCCTGGTCCTGAATATCCTCACGTCCCAGACGGTCGATCTCGACCTGACGAGCGGTGGTCTTAACCCTCCTGCTGATCGCATTGGCGATGCGAACTTCTCCGACATCATGTGGTGGCTGGAGGTCTATACGGACGGCGGCGGCACGGCCTCCAACGCCACGGTCAACGTCACCTATAACGACGGGTCATCGGGCAACCTGACGGTGTTTGCTGTTGGCGGCACGCTGCGGGCCGGCCGCATGATCCCGCTGAACGGGCTGATCCCGGCAGCGGATAGCGGAAAATATATCGCGGACATCAATACGGTCATTCTCTCGGCCTCGACCACGGTTGCGGGCAACTTCGGGTTCACAGCAACGCGCCAGCGCGCGCCGATGCCGCTCAATGTCGCAAACCGGCCGGACAGCTTTGATTGGGCGGCGCTCGGCCTGCCTGAGATCGTGAACGATAGCTGCCTGTTTCTCATTCAGAACGCGGTGACGACCACAACCGGCACGGTGCGCGGCAATCTCAAAATCGCGCACGGGTAAGGGCCGTGGTTCTCGCGCTGCGCAATCCTGTGGTGAGAAAGCCGCGCGGCGGGTCATTCCGCTGGAGCGACGGCGCGGGAGGTGTGGTTTTTGTCAATGAGTTTTTCGGCGCTCCTGAACCCCCGCCGGACCCAGAGGCTGGCGGCGCCTATTATCGCCGGTTCGCAACACTCCGGCGCGCGCGCTAGACGGCTGGGCCGCTCGCTGCTACACCATGCGGCGTGTCACCGCGCAAATTCGACAACATACGCGATCGGTCTGAGCCGCCTCCGGCGGAGTTCGACGTCGAGATGGCGCGCTTGCTTGTCCAGCCGGACGGTGAGCGCCTGCTGCGGCTCCTCAAAAGCCACTATGACCGGGCGCTCGGGTCTGATGCGACGCCAACACAACTCATCGTTCTCAATGCGGAACGCGCGCTGATCGCGCGCCTGGAGGGGCTTTATGCTGCTGGCAAAGGACAATCTGTTGGGGACGTGCGCGCCGTTCTCTGGAATTACCCCAAACCCCGCCGAGCCGCCCGTAAAGTGGACAGCGCAGCCCGTCCAGCAGTGGCAGAGTCAGGCGGCGCCGGCACCTGATGCGGCTGCGGCCGCTCCTGCTCCCGACGCGCCGGCCGCCGATGCAGCGCCCGAGCCCGCCGCGGCTCCTGCCGCTGAGGTTCCGGCTGCGCCCACGCCGGAAGCGGAAGCTGCTGCCAAAGCCTTCACGGCGCCCGTCGAAAAGAAGGCGGCCGACAAGCCCGACTATGTGAGCGACGACCTGTGGGATGCCGAGAAGGGCGAGGTCAAGGTCGAGGCCGCCCTTGCCGAGCTGAAGGCGCTCAAAGCGCCGCGGTCGGCGGAGGATTACAAGATCGAGGTCGCGCCGGAAGTCGCCAAGGAATTGGGCTTCGAGGACGGCGCGCCGGTATTCGATGCCGAAGCGCCGCTGACGAAACTGCTGCCGGGCATCCTTGCGAGCATGGGCGCCGATCCGTCCAAGCTGGGCGCCGCGATGGGCGAGGTCGCCAAAGTTCTGGCGGCGGAGGAAGCAAAGCTGCGGACCGATATGGTCGCGGAAGTCGGCAAGATGGGCGAGAATGCGCCTCAGCGTCTTGCTGCGATGCGGACCTATATCGAGGCCAATCTGCCGGCCGACGATGCGGGCAATCTGCTTCATGCGCTGGGCCAGTCAGACGCAGGTGCGTTGAGCGCATTTGAGAAGCTTCTAAACACGTCACGAGGGCTTGGCTCTCCGAGTGGCGAAGGCGGTGTCGGCAAGGTCGATCCGAATCTCTCTCCGACGGAGACGTTGACCCAAGTGTTTGAGCAGAACGCGCGGAAGGGCCTCGGCCGCCGCGCCTAGCGGGGGTTAGCATATGGCTGGCAGCGTCACGCTGATCGAAATGGCGAAGGGCGTCGACCCGGCAACCAAGGCGTTCATTGAGATCTATTCCAAGACCTCGGATATTCTGAACGCGATGTATTTCACGAGCGACGGTGTAGCCGCCGGCGTGTATCGCTACAATATCGAGGGCGCCCTGCCGGGTATCGCGTTCCGCGGTATCAACGAAGCCTATACGCCGTCGGCCGGCATCCTCAATCCGCAGGTCGAAACGCTCAAGGTCGCAGGCCACGGATGGAAGCACTATTCATCCGACGCCCTGCTGCATCGGATCCGCTGGGAGATGCAGATTGAGCGCGGTAATCGCGCGTTTCGCGTCAACAACAATTGGTCGCGCAGTTGCGATCTGAACTGAGCGAGGTCGATGCCGTCCAGCTTGAGGCGACGGTGCAACTCGGCCACATCAATCTGGTTTTGCCTTGCAATGCCCTGTTCGGCCAGCTCAAGGGCGGCG